AACTCGCCACCTTTAGACTGCCAGTATGAACTCTGATCTGCGCTTACTATACTGACAAGCAGAAGGTTATCTACCCATTCAAAATCCTCCAAGATTCGTTTTAGTAAAAATCATCTTGATTTTCTATTTTATTTTATTCATTATTTTCCCTGTTCTAACGTCCAAATACTAAAAAGCCGTTCAACTCACTACTATAATTGAACGACCATAAACATTCAAGGGATTTCCTTTTCATACATTAACCAAAATTGTAAGGCATCAGAGAGCACAGACCAGCCAACCACTTTTTGTTGCCAGACTAAAACCTAATGCATCCATAATACCCTCAATTTCCAATGAGAAGTACACTATAGATTTGCGAGCCATTTTTTCCCGGATTTTGTGTTAAGCCACACCAAAAATCCACCACCTACAACAGCACTTATTGTATATACTAAACTTAACATGTCCATAATCCACTTTATTTTAAAATTGTATTTCCTATTCTAATAAAAATGATGGTAGAGATTCCACCTATAATAACCCTGTATATGTCAAGAGTTATATCTACATCAGGCTTCATGGAAACTATTCCACCTACAACAAGTCCGGCAAATGAAAGTTTTGCTAAATCAAAAAACAACCCGGCAAGTTTTTCCCGTCTTACCTTGTCCTTTTCCTTGACTTCTTTCTTTACTTCCTGTTGTTCACTCCAACTTCCCATTCAAATTAAGATTTATTGCAAATATACGAAAATCAAACAATAAACAATAACATAAACCATTTATTTAACACACTTCACCCTTCGGCAAATTGGCCAGCACCTCATCTATGAAAATTGATCGGTAGTGCGGGCATTCCAGCACTCCCTTTTGCTTCGCTTCCCGATACACTCTGGAAAAGAGCTTTGCTTTCTCCTGGATTGTAGCTGGGATCTCTTCGATAGGTGTAGTCAAAAACCGACATCCCCACCCTTTGCATGAAGGGGAAAGCCTACAGTGTTTTTGATTTTTCCACTGACACGAACAGTCATATATGCTTTGAACCATATATAATAAAACTCCAATATTCACATTGCAGCACTAACAATACATTTGCTAATGCTGCAATTATCTTTAATTAATCTTCTAGAACTTTTATCCTATTCCTTATGTTCGTACATATCGATCGCCTTAAAGAATTCATCCTCATAGTTATAAATATCATCAAGGCTTTCAATAACATGTTTCACATCTTTCTTATTTTCATCAATGGTAGCCACATATTTTGTAGCTGTATTGAAATACATACGACAAATAGGCTTTCTATTGTTGTCATCAAGCAAAACGCTAAAGTATGTTTGAGCATCACGATATACTATACGGGATATATCCACTTTTTTCCGACAGATTGCCTTAACGATACGATAAGCATCAAGTTCTTCTTCTGTAGTAACGACTTTTGATTCTGGTTGATTTTCTGCTTGAGTTTCTTCAGCCGGAGTGTCAGTTTGCTTCGGTTGAGCCGACTCAATTTTTGAATCACTAACGGTTAAAGCACCTTTTAAACGCTCATTAATGATATCATTGATATGTGAAGAAATAGCACGTTTTACCAAAGGGGTAAACTGATCGATTATATTTTGCAACATTCTTCCTTCATATACTTTAGTCGCAAACATTTTCACAAAATCAGTGCTCGGTGAGGAAAATTCCTCCTGAATGATAGCCTTCAATTCTCCCATATACTTTAATTCACTGGCTGAGTTTAGTATATTGTCTACGTCAAAGTACGATTTATGAAATTTCTTCAACTCTTCAATTTGATTATCCCTCAAATCCGTTATGTCCACTTCCAAGAATGGTTTATCATCCATTATATTGGGTTCTTTCAAATCTGTATAAAAACGATAAATAATACCATTAGTCAATAATCCAAACTTAGCCTTTGAAACATTGAAATAACGCAATAGTTGATTGTCGTGAAGATTCAAATCCTGCTTCCAGTGTTTACATTCAATAAGCAAGATAGGCTGATCGTCCTTCATTATGGCATAATCAATCTTTTCTCCCTTTTTTGTACCAATATCACAAGTCATTTCTGGCAATACTTCCAACGGGTTAAAGACATCATATCCCAAAGCATTTATAAAAGGCATGATAAAAGCGTTCTTTGTTGCTTCTTCTGTTTGAATGTTATCTTTTAATTTTCCAACTCTGTCTGCGAGTTGTTTAATTGCATCTTTAAAATCCATAGTATTTTATATTAAAAGTTTATTATACAGATTGCTTTCACTTGTTATTTTGCCGACATACACATAAGTACTCGATACACGCCGTACACCTCTGACAAAGGAACGTCAAAGTCCGAGAATTTCGGATCCGGGTTTACCGAATGGCATTTCACATAACCTTCCTTACCCTTGCATTGATGAAGTTCCTTTACTATAACCCCATTTGCAGTGTCCAAAACGTATGTTTTACCCCAATCTATAAAGATATTGGGGTTTATCTTCTTTATCAAAATACGGGAACCTGAGGGGTATTCAGGTGCCATACTATCTCCATATACTGTAATGGCAAAGTCTACATCTTCAATGGGAGAAATTATAGCCTCACAATTTTGGAGCATTGCGCCTGGAGCCGCAAAATCTGTAAGCGTTCCTCCCATAGCTGACATGGGAAGAAGATATGTAGTGAAACCATTTCCTTCATTTAGTTCTTTCCTACCATAATGGGATGTAGGCTCTTGTACCTTATTTGAAATAGATTCTGCATCTTGACCATAAGACAACATTTCTCCTTGACCTGTTAAAAGCCAATTCACATCTAATTCCGGGAACGACTTAGATATTTTATCTATTGTTGAACGTCTTGTATTATCACCCATCTTCGAAACAGCTGCATTACTTAGCCCAACTATCTTTTCAAACATCTGTACTGGTAAACCTTTATACTCAATAAAGTATAATAATCGCTCCTTTAGACCTTCCATATATCTGAGTTAATTAGAGTTAATATCTAAATATAATTAGATTTATTATTTGATAAATTAGATATTAAATCTATCTTTGCAACATCAAACAATAAACAACAGCACAAAGGAACGAAAAATAGTTCGGAAGTGCAAAAATATTGACTAACTAAAAAGAGGTAAGACAATGAAAAGATTCGATTTACGACAGATTATGAGAAATGCCCACAGAACTTACAAGTATGTAGGCAAGAAACAAGGCAAGACCTTCGGTGAAGTTCTGAAATCAACATGGAAACTGGCAAAACTGAATGTTACAATGCAGGAAGAGCTGGCAAGACAACAGGAAGAAAGAAATAACAAGGTGTTCACTCCGGTCAAAGCAGAAAGAGTCACTTTCAAAGCCGAATGGTCAGACTGCTACAACTCCAACAGCCGTGGATATTTAGGCTCCCAGTACTGCGGAGATTAAGCGGTAACGGCCAGCGAGCCTACCTTTTGATGGGATTACCGCTACTAAATGGAGTTTGACCATAACAAACAGGAGAAGCGACACTCCGCAACAACACATCCCGAAAGACTCGGAACTGGTGACAGCAGAAGCAGACTTGAGTAGGGTTACGGGTGCAGTCCCGGAGGTAACTGAAAGCTGCCGTTTGCGTACTGAGAAAGGTACAATGCAATACGCAATATTCCTGAGTGAACAAGCGGCAAAGGGCGCCAAGCGTGTAAGGGTAAAATAAAAAGAGCGATCATGCCCCGAACGGTTATGCAGTGAAGAACAGTAGCTGACAACTCCGGTGGGAAGACCAGAGAGAGGTTATCGGGGCACAAACTAATAATATCTACTTATGACAATGAAAGCAATAATTGAAAAAATAGTAAAAATACGTCCTACAACCTATGGGTTTATAGGAAAAGATGATACCGGGATAATCAACAAAACCGTTGTCATAAAGTTGTTCACTATCCCGATATACAGGAAAGAAATTTTAGTTCAGAAGAATATTTGACAGTTCCTGAAAGCTAAATTCCGTATGGATTTTAGCTCCATTTTGAAATAAGATCAATGTACCTTCATCGGTAGGCTTTACAAGCTGAACTGCACTTGCATTGATGATGCACTTTTCACCATCCACGGTGATTTCAACAAACTTGTTCATAATACTTAATTTTTTGTTTGACACCACAAAGTTAAGTAAATCCCCCAATAAAAGCGTGATGCCGCCAATCGGATTGGTTTGGGGGAACAAAACTAATACACAATCAAATGAAAGCAATATCAATATTATGCGCAGTATCATACGCGATACTCCTTATTACCATGCGTGATATGGGCGTATGGTTCTGGATAGCATCCGCCGCCTTCGCGGTAACATCATTAGTGATAAGCAACGAACTTGACAATATTGAAAATCAAAAAAAATAAAGCTATGACAACAGTAGAAGAGTTACAAAGCATGACACACGAAGACCTTGTAAGACGTGTACAAGAACTGGAACAAGACCTTAAAGAAGTCAAGGAACAGAGCGACATGTGGCTCGATTCGTTCACCCGCCTACAGGCACGACACGAAAGCAGCATTAATGCTCTAGACAACATTGTTAAACTGACTAAAATGAAGTAAATATGGTAAAAGTAACAGAAAATTGGGCGTCCACATTGAGAGCGATGAAGGTAGGTGATATCGTTGTGTTCCCTGTGCGTGCGATATCTTCCGTCAACACAACCATTTCCAGACTAAGATTGGAGATGTGTGTCGAGAATGCGGACTGGAAACGAACAGGAGAGGTTGACCGCAAGCGCGGAGAGTTTAAAATCCAGCGTGTGTCATGATTACGCTGTCAGAGCGCGAGCATCTTGTCGCCGAACAATATTGCAAGGGTTTGGCCGACAAGGAAGTGGCCGACAGGCTGCAACGCTCGGAATGGACCATCAAAGCGCAGAAGCGGGATATATACAAAAAGCTGGGTATTTCCAAAGATACCGAGCTGGTATTATACATGTTCTGTGAACGCATGAAGATCAACTTCGATATAAAAGAGATACGTAAACACGGACTTGAGTTATTCTTCTCCATCCTGTTCTTTATCATTGCCGCATTGGATTTTCATCCTGATATGAGACAATGCAGGAGCAGAGCAAAAGCAAGAACCACCCAAGTATCAAGAACAAGACGAACAAAAACAGATTCAGATTATGAACTATACAGTTAACAACCAACTACGGACATCCATCTTATTTGATGGAACGGCAGAAGCACGGCTAGCAGACATCCTAGCCATCATGGACACCCATACATTCGGTAAAAGAGAAGCGGCCAAAATAGTTGGAGGCATAGGAAGGCTTATCAGACTGATCGAAGAAAACAAAATACGTTCCGACAAGCCTACATGCGCACAAAACGGGAAATGGTTCTGCAATGCCAGTGATGTCCTGCGTTATGCACAGACCAAAATGCCAAGGAAGCCTAGAAAATTAAAAAAGAAAGTGGCATAAGCCACACGGGTAATTAGCTTAATGGGAAAGCGGTATTCACTTTTTTCTTTACGTTCAGACGGTTTGTGATTGTTTTCAGGAAGAATACAGATACAGGTTCGAATCCTGTATTACCCACACCCAAAGAGAGGGAGCCGTACACCCTTATAAACGTAGCCATGTTAGAGACTTCAAGGCAGTGAAGCAGAGAGCAATTTGTTAGATAATAATTTAACCCAAAGCCGCTGGAAAGGACAGCGTGAGGTGAGAGCCCTCTTTATATGTTATATTCTATATCCTCATTTATCCCGGTGCGTCCTGGCCGGCTATCCGGGAACTATTTTTTTTAACTCATTTATTAACCACTAAAAAATTATTTGATTATGGGACTTATCAAAAAGCCTAACGAGCTGACAGTCAAGAATACCCTGTCGGCATTGATCTACGGCCAACCTGGCATGGGAAAGGCTCAACCTTTGTATTGCAGCGTTCTGACACCGGAAGGATATAAGAAGTTATCCGATATATCTGTAGGAGACACCCTGATGGGATGTGACGGTAAAGAACAGAAAGTATTGGGTGTTTATCCTCAAGGAGTAAGACCTGTGTACAGAGTCATGACAAATGACGGAGCCATAACTTATTGCGATGAAGAACATATATGGAATGTTCGTTCAAATACTGGCAATAACCGTAAAGCAGGATTTAGAAACATGACCCTTAAAGAGATGATGTCGAAGGGTATCTCTTGCCCCTTGTCTCCATCAAGACAGTTTTCTACAAGAAAACCTATCCCGCGCTTTGAGATTCCGGTAGTAGATGCTATGGAATATACTGAAAAGAGCTATGATGTTGACCCGTATATTCTTGGGGTTTTAATCGGCGATGGTTCTCTGACGGGGAATGTAGCAATATTCTCAAATCCTGATGTAGATTCACAAATAGCCAGCAACGTAGAACGACTGCTTCCGAACGGCTATGCCTTGAGTAAGAATGATGCACCGCAATGCCCTCAATACGGCATAATTCTTTCAGGCAATGGGGAAGGATATATTCAGAGAATAAAGCGGTTAGGATTGAACGTCCATTCTACAGAGAAATTTATCCCTGATTGTTACAAATTAGGAAGCCATCAACAACGTATATCTTTGCTTCGCGGCCTTATGGACACAGATGGATGTGCAATAAAAAATAGAGTTTGTTTTTCTACTGCAAGTAAGAATCTTGCTTATGATGTGGTGGAGCTTGTTAACTCTTTAGGTGGTATAGCTAATGTACATGTATACGAAAGAGAAGATAAGGGGGACGAATACCGTGTTAGCGTGAAAATCAAAGAATGCCCTTTCAGTCTTGAAAGAAAAGCTTCTGAATGGAGTAAAACTACTATATCTAGATATATAGTAGATGTGACCCGTGTAGAAGATTGTGAATGTGTCTGCATTAAGGTATCTAATGAGGATGAATTGTATGTCACTGACGATTATATAGTAACTCACAACACTACACTTGCTTTAAGTTCACCCAAACCGTTATTGCTTGATTTTGACGGTGGCGTTCACCGTGTGAATGCAGCCCACCGTGTAGACACCGTGCAAATTTCCAAATGGGAAGAGGTGGATGAAGTTCTTACGAGCGGAGAAATTGCCGAATACAAGACCATCGTTATTGATACGGCAGGAAAAATGTTATCCTTCATGGATAAATATATAATGAAAAACAATCCCAAAATGAAGAAAGCGGATGGCACACTGTCCCTGCAAGGATATGGAGTACGAAAGAATATGTTCATCAACTTCGTAAACCAAGTCACACTAATGGGTAAATCAGTAATATTCGTAGCCCATGAACGCGAGGAAAAGAACGGAGAGGACAAACAGATACGCCCGGAAATCGGAGGTTCTTCTGCCGGTGACCTGATTAAAGAGCTTGATCTTGTAGGCTATATGGAAGCCATAGGTAAGGACAGAACCATCTCTTTTGATCCGTGCGAGAAATTCTACGGTAAGAATACCTGCAATCTTCCGGCACGCATAAAGCTACCAGTTATCATTAATGCAGAAGGTACAATCACCGGGCCGAACGACTTTATGACAAAGATTGTAAACACTTATCAGACCTATCAGGAAAAACAGGCAGAACTGTCCTCCGAATATGAAGGTCTTATGGAAGTTATCAAGGAACAGATAGCCATGGTAGCGGATGCGGACACGGCCAACGAAGTGAAACAATCACTGGAGAGCCTGCAGCATATCTTCGACAGCAAATTACAAGCAGGTATGCTACTGAATAAAAGATGCAAGGAATTAGGGTTGAAATTCGACAAAGTAAAAAAAATATATGAAGCAGCCTAGTTATAGAATCTATCCCTCATTACTTGACAAATTCGACAAGTATCTGAGAGCTGATGAAGAAGTGGAAAACTTCTGGAACATTGATAATGAAACCGGAGAGTATAAACGCTCTCCGAAAGAAATCGAAGAGAGCCTGAAACAAGACCTTCTGGATGCTATCAACCGTGTACCGTTTGAGAGTGAAGCAGCCGACAAGGGAACAGCCTTCAATGCTATCATTGACTGCTATGTCCATTGCGAAAATCACGTGCCGACAGAGCGTTCCCCCTACTCCATCATTGGCGATAAGGAAACCAATACTATACAAGTAGCTTTCCCCGCAACGGATATCGCACCTGCACGGCATTTCCTTTTCGACAGACAATGGTGTATAGAACAGGCAGAGTATTTCAAAGGCTCATTAAGTCAGGTCTATGTATCCGCCATTCTTCCTACCCAGTACGGAAATGTGGAGTTATACGGATTTATCGACGAACTCCGAAAGGATGTTGTTTATGACATAAAATCCACATCTAAATACGAGTTCGGCAAATACGCCCACGGGTGGCAGCGCCATGTCTACCCTTATTGCCTAATTGCTTCCGGTCAGATGGAAAACATAAAGGCATTTGAGTTTACGGCTTATGCGCTGAAAGGCGGTACCAGCCGCACACCGCTTATCAGTGGTACGCAATATCCGGAATATTATACTTACAATCACGAACAGACAGTGAAACTGCTCACGGCACACGTAGAACATTTCATAGAGTTTTTGGAAGCTAATAGAGAATCTATCACGGACAAGAAGATTTTCGGACTGGAATAATGGCACAAGAAGCTATCCTTATAAAAGAAAAAGGTGTGGTAACACTGAACAAGTCCTTTGATTTCATGTGCTCGCAGCTCCGTAACGGTCGTTACAGGTTAATTATCGAACGTTACACAGAGCCGCGCACATTAAGTCAAAACGCCCTGATGTGGCTTTGGTTTACCTGTATCGAACAGGAAACAGGAACGGACAAACAGGACGTACACGATTATTACTGCAACCTATATCTACGAAGGACAACCATTATCAAAGGAAAAGAAACGGTCATAGCCGGAAGCACATCGAAACTGAACACACTGCAAATGACGGACTTTTTGAATAAGGTCAAAGCAGATGCAGCCACGGAACTGGGAATAACACTTCCCCTTCCGGAAGACCGTTATTATAACGAATTTGTCAACGAATATAAATATAGAAGATAATGAAGATCATAAAAGCTAAAATCACCAAGGACAGTACCTTGGTGGCCACCTACAAGGATGAGAATGGTACAACCACCGTAGAAGGCAAGAACCTGGTAACATCAGACCTTATCAATGCGTTCAGCAAGCTGAATCCCCACGCCGCTTTGCTTACAGAACAGAAAGAAGTGGACGGTATAGAATCAGTAGATGAAGTGCCTGATATCATAGGACAGGTGCTTGACGTTACAGGATATTCCATTGGCGGAGATGGAGATAATGAAGGGGTTACTCTGGTAGCCAAACGTTTTCTCAAAACAGGAAAAGTTCTGAACCTATGCGCTCCGTTCACCATGTTCAATAATGAGAATGAATCGTATATCAATGCCTTCGAGCTGGAACAGGAAATCCAATCCTGTGAGTTCGAAGTCAAAGAGTATCTGTTCAACAAAAAATGGCGAATTGTACAACAGGAACTTCCGTTTGAGGAAGACACGGCGAACGCAGACGTACAACCGGACGCCATTCCAGAAGCCGGTACAGACTTCAATCAAGAGGTTGCGGAATTCCAGCAGGCTATGAATGATGCAGGGGTTGACATAATAATGAACGGAAAGAAAATTAAATCACGTAAACCACGTAAAGTCAAACAACTTGCATCATGATACCGCCGTCCCCATTTTGCGTAACTACTACCCCCAACTGCTTCAAACTAGCCTTCCCATACCATCCAAGATTAGTGGAGCTAGTCAAACGGATTCCAAGTGTAAAACAGAATATCCGGGCAGCCTATATCGCTGACGAAAAAGCTTGGAAGGTATCTCTACAAGATAAGGAATACGTGAGGATGATGGCAGATTGGGCGGTACAGACAAGGATATGCAGCCGGGTACAGCACAAAGTGACAACAAGAGAGTATAATGACTATACTATTCCCGACCTTCCAAAACTTACGGTTCCACACGAATTGCTGTTGGAACCGTACGAATATCAGAAAGAAGGCATCGCTTATGCGCTACAGCACAAGCGGTGCATATTCGGGGACCAACCGGGACTGGGAAAGACATTACAGGCAATAGGCACGGTTACGATAGCAAAAGCGTATCCGTGCCTTGTCATTTGTCCGGCCGCATTGAAAATAAACTGGCAACGTGAATTTAAGAAATTTGCCGGAAAAAATGCCATGATTCTGGATGATCGCAATAAAGCCAGCTGGCACCGTTTCTTTGAGACTAAATGCTGCAACATATTCATAACAAATTATGAATCATTGAAAAAGTTTTTTGTACTTAAAGTAAAGGAGGATGCACGGTTTACCATGAAATCCATTGAGTTTGACCCGCGAATATCGTTATTCAAATCCGTAGTCATTGACGAATCACACAAGTGCAAATCCACCAAGACCCAGCAATCCAAGTTCATAGAAGGAATATGTAAAGGCAAAGAATATATCTTGGAACTGACGGGAACCCCAGTAGTGAACAACAATACAGACCTTATACAACAACTCAAGATAATGGGACGATTAGAGGATTTCGGAGGATACAAGTATTTCGTAGAGAGGTTCTGCGATGGACCTAAACAGTCAAGCAATGTGAAAGAACTGAACTGGAGGTTATCATCGACCTGCTTCTTCCGGCGCGAAAAGGCCAAGGTACTCACTCAGTTGCCGGACAAGTCACGCCAATATATAGAGGTGGACATATCCAATCGCAAAGAATACGACAAAGCGGAAGCCGACCTGATACAGTATCTCCGAACTTACAAGAATGCGGACGATGAAAAGGTGGCCAAGGCATTAAGAGGCGAGGTAATGGTGAAAATGGGAATATTGAAAGCCATATCAGCCAGGGGAAAAATCAAAGTCTTTTCCGAATTCATCCATGACGTGATTGACGGAGGTGAGAAACTGATAGTCTTTGCTTACCTGAAAGAAGTAGTACAGGAATTAAAGAAGATATTCCCTGAAGCTGTCACCGTTACAGGCGAAGACAATGCTACTCAAAAACAGACAGCGGTAGACCGCTTCCAAAACGACCCTTCTTGCAAGCTGATCATCCTTAACTACAAATCAGGAGGTACAGGTCTTACATTGACAGCTTCCAGCCGTGTGGCGTTTATCGAGTTCCCATGGACTTTCTCCGATTGTGAGCAGGCAGAAGACCGAGCACATCGGAACGGACAGAAGAACAACGTAAACTGTTACTACTATCTTGGAAAGGATACTATCGACAAATATATGTATGATGTCATTCAGACCAAAAAAGGAATAGCCAACGGAGTGACAGGGACGGATGATGTGGTTAAGGA